GATGATTGCTGATTGCATAAGTGGAAGTTTGGGTTGCTCGGGGTTACGCTTGCGGAATAGTCGCATAAGGGGAAATGTTTTTATTTGAGTGGTGTTGCAAATTCTTGGTAGTCGGCGGTGTACTGCTCATCCCAACCGAGGAAGGAATGCACTCCGCAAGGCGTGGGCCACACGATGTACGAGGTCAGTTCTTTAGGGCAACCGTCTTGGAATAGTACGTCGTAGCATTCGAGGCCGTCAATGTTACCGAGCGGAACTGCCGTGTCAAGGGGTTGCATGGATGCGAGCAATTGGTCTGCAACCTTCTGCGATGGGAATGCGAACTTGCGAAAGGTAGGCATTACGGGCTTGTTAGGGATGCGAGTTGAGCGTTGGTCAGGCGGGTGGTGTAGAGGGCAACGGCACGGATGCGGTCGTTGAAGAATTGACCTGATGAAGTTGAGCCAAGCGCAATCGTTGTTGGATTTATGGAAAATGCACGGACATCCGTATTTGTAGTTGCGACTTGTGAGCCGTTAAGGAATAGAGCCGTATCGCCCGACTTGTATCCAAAGGCTATTTTATTAACCTCGTTTGGAACGGCAACATTTAGGAATGTAGTGTTTTGACTATTGGCCCTCCATCTAAAGGAGTAGGTGTTCGTGCCTCCTTCTTTTCTTGCCCAAATCTCATTATTTGCGTCTGCAAAAACTCTATACATATAGCCCTCAACATAGGATGCTACAAGGGTATTTGTAAATTCCGCATATATCGTTCCCTCCGTCTGCCCGATAGACCCGCTGACCGCTCCGCTTACCGAAATCACATCGGCGTTGCGGGTGACTGACCCCGTGGTGGTGGGGATGTAGGAGGTTGCTACGGAGCCTGTTTCGAGTTGTGCGCCCCATACATTGACAGTTCCACTGACTACGGATAGGGGTCTGCCTCCGCTAATTGCAGTACCAATCCTGAACCCAACTCTTGGCGTTGTTGGCGTGTAACCCATCAGCACTGTCATTCTGCAACGATACCAACCATTGCCGTAATCCTCCATTCCAACGCTTTGGAGGGTGAATCCCGCTCCAACCGTTCCGCTTGAACCTAATGTCCCATTATTGAGATTGAATGCCTGAACAACACCACTGCCATAACTTGTTACGTTTTCGTCAAAAACATTCAATGAAAACCCGCTTGACAATGCACCGAATTTTCCGAAACAAGAGAAAGTGTAAGTTGAACCACTTGCAAGTGTTGCCGTTTGCCGCACCCTTGTAGTAGTCGATTGTGCTTCAAATAAACTTGCGTTATTGCTTCCACTTGGCGAAACTATGCCTGACGTTTGCGCTTCATTCGTTGAAATCCACCCCGTATCAATGCTAACCGACCCCGACAGGGTATTGGTAGCGGCAGGCTCCACAAGCAACGCAGGGCAACCGACCACCCCACCGCTGGCGAAGTAGTCCAAGCGAGGGATGCCCGAAGCCACGGATTCAATCAACCCAGCAGAGTTGACCCTTGTCGCCGCAGTCGCACGAGTTACATTGAAGTCGCCACGGTTGTCTGTATTGCTCGGAATTTGCGAGTACAACCGCCCTGTCTTAAACCGAGCTGGAACAATTAGGAGGGATGGGTTTGGCATTACGGTGTTTCAGGTAATTCTGCAGGGGGATTCGGATTCACAACAGGCTGGGAATAGATTGCGGAAAAGCGATTGAATAAGCATCCGTACACCGCCGCCTCCGCAGTTACGGCGTTATCCGTATTCGCACGGTTATTGTACTCCGCCCATGCAGCAGCGTCAATGCCATCTATGAATAGAGGCTTTGGGTAGCCGTAACCGTAGCCTATCAGCATGGCTTAGAGGAACGTGTAACCGATGACCGAACCGCCGCCTGTTGGGGTTACGGCAGTAATCTTGCCGCCGTTGCGACCGCTGATGACGATTCCAGCGGAAACGGTTTTGCTGGTCAACGAATAAGCAGTGAGAAGATTCTCGCCGCCTGTGCCTGTGAGTGTGCTGAAACCGCTTGCGATATTGACCACGATGAAGTCGAAGTTCGCACCGCTGACGGCTGCGTCAATGAATTGCATCGAACCACCTTGGCCGAGCATTTGTTGGAGAATTGGAGTAGGCATTTTGGGTTGCTTTAGGGTAAATGTAAATTAAGAAGGAATTTCACAAACGCTGTGGCTGTAGGGGATTTGGAACTGAAGCGTAGCCACCCACCCCGCTGTACGGTCATCACGGCTCTCTACAAAGCGTGTCAGGTTAACGCTGGTACTTAGCGTCCATTCTTGGCTTGGGTCGTTTGTAAGGCTTGAGATGAAGTCCTGTGCGATTTGCAGTTGGTCGCTTAGAACTTCGTCCTCGTTGTCCTGCCAACCCAAGAGTGGACTGCCTGAAACCACGCCGCCCATCGAGGCAATGGATTCCACCCTGTCAGAGAAATAGACACCCACCACAAGGCTAAGGCTACCCAAATCCGTAGTCGCTGACTGCACGTCCGCAAATACCAAAGGATAGACGATACGCTCACGGCTGGGAGTTCGCAGGTTGATGGTGTTGTCCGTTCCTATCGCAAGAGGGTCGCCCGTTCCGAAGGAGTTCACCTGCGGGTGACTGTTTGCAAGGTTCAGGAGTGCTTGCTTTATTTTTATCCAAGACATAGGCTTGTAGTTTCAAGATGTTTTTAGCGTGTGCGCCCATAGGGTTCAACAGTTAGAGCAATAGGGGTCATATCCGTAAGGCCAAGGGCGGTCCAAGCCAGCGCCACGGCGCAGGGTTCTTGCATCCAAGGCCATGCCTGTGTTGTAGTTCGTGCCGTTCGGGTATATCGTATCCAAAGCCGAAGGAGGGGAATTGAACAGGGGATAGTCGGTGCGGTTCTCCATTAGGTAGCGGGTGATGCGTTCCGAATACCACTCCGCGTCGTTCTTCACTTTATCCGTGAGCCTTGTGATTTCGTCCATGCTCATCTGCGAAGATTCCTCGCTGGTACGGCGAACCATGCCCTTGTTCATGTACTTAAACGCCAAGACCATCGGGAGTTCGTAGTAAAGCCATTGCACCATCGCAGGTTGAATGTAGTCCTCCAAGAGTGTGTTATTCAATGCCGTAGTCGTTCCGCTGACCACTTGCCCCACCATTTCGTTGTACAGGGCCGACCCAACGATTGGCTGAATCCGCATCTCCTGCACCTTCACGATCGTGGGCCGTATTTGTGTAAACGACACATTCTCGTTTATGACCGAATTGTCGAGCAGGGTTTGTTCGCTGATAAAGAGTGCCTTCATGCTTTTGTGATTTTATTGCCCTTGCGGATGACGATTTGCTGCTCCCATACGTGCCTGCATTGAGGGCGATTCACTCCGCTGGCGGTGTGGTACCAGCCGCCTCTGCGATTCCAAACGGAGTAGCCCATGATGCTGGAAATACCGTTGATGTCGTCACGGGTGTAAACCTTGCCTTGGTCAGCGAGGTCCATCATGACTTTGCAAAATTCACGGCTTGTGCGCTTGTCCTTATCGCTAAACCCTGCGGCCCATGCGTATTTGTAGCGGACTTCCAGTACAGGTTCGGCCACTTCCTTCACACCTTTGGGCAGGTTTTTCTCAACGATTTGGTCGGCCGCCCTTGCAATGGGGTAGCGGTCTTTGGTCATAAGGTACGCAATCCGCTTTGCGATTTTCGCCTTGCTAACCCCGAACTCCTTGGCCATTTCTTCCACGGATGCGTCACGATTCTTCTTGCGGTAGGCTACAATCTTTGAATCCAGTTCTTTCTCTTCCTCGCCAAGTTCTGCGAAGGCTTGACGCACTTGGTCGTCTAAATCGGAGTCAAACCGCATTGGCTTGCTATGCATGACAACATACTCCTCCGCATTGCTACCGAATTTGCTTGCAACGACCTCCAGCACCTTGTATTCCTCATCGCCCCATCCAAGGTCGCTCTCGTCGTCTTCCTCACCCCACCACGGTTCGGTCGGGTTGCTGAACTTCTGCTCCTGAACTCCGAGCAAGGTGTTCACTTCCTCTGCGCTTAAGCCGAATCCAGCGGATAGCATGGTTCGAGCCATCTCCAATGTGATTTTGTCTTGGGCATAGTGCCGCACAATCCGCATGAGGTTCTGGTACTCCCTGCCCGATAACTTCTTGATGTTGTCGTTGCTCAGTTGTGCAGGTGCTTGCGGTTGCTCATCGGGTTGCGGGTTAGGCCCAACCACGTCAGCAGGTTGCTTTTCCAAAGGAGGGAGGCCTGCTTTCTCACGCAATTCTTCGGGGGTCATGATAGTCAGCAGGGCTTGCTCACTCAATCGTTCCGTAATCGGCTCAACGGGTATCAATTCGATTCCCTCCACGCCGTTAAACGACGCCAAGTAGTTTATCATCCGCTCCACCTTCCGCACACGGTCGTTCACATACGTTGCCTTAAACAACTCGTAAGCCTCCACCAATTCCTGCCTGCCGCCAAGTTGCCCCTCGGTCTTAACTCCGAACAACATTGGGTTCACAACACGGTGCGAGATGAAGATTTCTTGCTGGATGGCTTTGTTCAAGATTTCGAACTGCTTGTCCATGTCGGACGGGGTCAGCGGTTCAAGGGTCGGGGCTTTGCTTACGTCATCGTTGAACGTTACCACAAAGCGGCCAGCGTTGTCCGTACCGCTGAACTTGCGCTTGATTTGACGCTCAATGTCGCCTTGTTCTTCGGGAGTAGGAATGCCGTTGTTGAAGTTTATGAGATACCCGCCCCAAAAGTTATTGCGGAGGTTGTTGTTATGGAAGTTCGCCACCTGCACGTCCGCTTCAATCCAAGCCAAGCCGCCCATATATTCGGGGAGGGGATAGGATTTGACACCCGCCGCATACACCCGATAGTAGAACAGTTGCTTGCCGATGCGGTTGTCAGGGTCAAAGGCTGGAATCTTCTCGACATCGCCAATCTTGGGGTAGAGTTGCACCATGTCGTCATTGTACCATTCAGCCACCTGAAACATCCGCTCTTCCTTGTCAACCCTGATTTTCTCGAAGGGGATGTGTTCCATTTTCGCAATCGTTCCCATCTTATTCCAATGCACGCAAACTGCAAAGCCGTTGAAGATTTCAAGGTCAAGCACCAGTTTCTCGGTGATGTCATTCAGGTCGTCATGCTCACTCAACCCGTCAAAGAACTTGGCGTAGCGAGCCTGCTGCTCAACGGTCATCTTATCGTTGGGCTTCCATCCACCGCCAATGATATAGTTAACTTTTCCGTTAACTATTGCGTTGTGCTTTGAACTCCTGCGGTAGTTGTCCAGCAGATAGTATGGGTACTCGTTGAACGCACCATAAGTGATGTACTTGCCCGCTTTGTTCTCCAACATTACGGGAACCTTGTGTTCAATGCCCAGCCATTGGGTGAATGATTGCTTTATACTGCTCATAGCGTGTGGACTGTGAAGGATAGGGCCGATATGACAATGGTTGCGTCGGAATCCACGGCGTTGATGTAGATAGTGAACTCGTCGTTTGCTGC